CCGGCGTTCTGCACGCCCACGTTGCAGTTGTCCACCATGTTGCCGGTGATCGTGCAGTTGGAGCCATGCACGAGGTTGAGTGCCACGCCCGGCGAAGGGACCGCCACGACCGAGTTGGCGCTGACAACAATCTCGCTGATGAGCCCACCGCTGGGCGGGTTGGCGAGCACCGTGATGCCGTCCCCCTTGCAGTTGTGAACGCTGTTGTTGCTGACCATGCCGCGCTGGGTTACCTGGCCGTTAGCGGCGATGTAGATGCCGATGCCGGTCAGGCTGTCACCGGCGATGCCCGAGGTCGCCACGTTGTTGCGGGTGACGAAGAAGTCGTACGTGCCGGCCGTACCGCCGCCGATGTCGCCGACCACGATGCCATGGGTGGCCGAGTTGGTGACCCGGTTGTCGATGACGTGTGCGCCGCTGGTGTTGGTGACGAGGATGGCCATCTCCTTGGCGTTGTCGAAGCCGCAGCGCTGGATCGTCACGTTACTGGCGCCGTCCACCCGGATCAGCGAGGCGTTGGCCGCCTTGCCGCTCTGCAAACCATCGAAGCCGAGGTCCTCGATGACGACGCCGTTCTGGTTGATGGTCATCAGGTTGATCGCGGTCCCGGCCGGCTGCCGCAGTTTGGTCTGCCCCTCGCCGCAGCCGCGCCAGATCACGTTCGCGGCTGGCCGCAAGTTGACGCTGCACTGGTAGGTGCCCGGCGGAAATAGCAGCACCCCCCCGCCGCCAGCGGCCAGCGCGGCGTTCGCACTCGCGATTGCCGTCGAGTCGTCGGTGGTGCCGTTGCCGGTCGCGCCAAGCATCTTGACGTTGAGCGTGGCGGTGTCGGAGGTGGACGCGCCGGGGGTCGGCAGGAACGTGTCGTACAGGTTCTGGTAGACCTGAATCTTCTGCATCTGGCCGGCTGCCAGGTTGAAATACAGGTCGGCATCCGATGTGGAGTTGGCCGGGTTGGTGACGTTGCCCTTGCACAGATTCTGGGTAATGAGCCCGGTATCCGCCTGGAGGACGTAGATCCCGGAACCGGAGCAGGCCGTGATCTGGTTGTCGGTGATCGTGAACATCTCGCCCGAATAGCCATTGTTGATGAGGATGCCCACCTGACGACTGACGACTGAGCCGGCGGCTCCCGTGATGCGGTTGCCGCTGTAGATGTTGCCCTTGTTGGGCGCCGGGTTGGAGTTGTCGTGGATGGCGAAGATGAAACTGCCGGTGATCGTGTTGCCGACGTGGGTGCCGTTGGTGGTGCCGCCGGACACGGAGATGCCGTAAACCGCATTGTGGATCGCATTGCCGGTCACCGTGTTGCCGGTCCCGCCGGCATCCTCGATGCCGATCTCGGTGCCGTAGATCACGTTGCCGACCGCCGTGCAGTCGTTGCAGAAGCCCAGCGAGACGCCCATCACGTCCGGACCGATCGTGAGCTGCTCGAGGTAGTTGTCGTTGACGCCGACGTTCTGCACAACGCCGCTGTTTGCCAGGAAGGCGAACAGCTCGATGCCGATGCCCAGACAATTCCTGACGACGTTCTCGTTGACCACGCCGCCCTGGGTGGGGTCGTACGTAGACAGTATGCTCACGCCTTTGCCGCTGAGCCCGTTGGTCGTACCGCCGGGGGTGCCGCAGTTGTAGATGCGATTCCCATGAACGGTGAAATCGGTCATGCCCGAGGTCCCGCCGGCCAGGTCGCCGATGAGGATGCCGTGGATGGCCGCCAGGTTGACCCGGTTGTACGAGATGTTGACCTCGCGGCTGCCGGAGGCGATGACCGCGTACTCCTTGGCGTTGTCGAGCCGGCAATACTCGATGCAGACCGAGGTCGCGCCCGTGACGCGGATGAGTGAGGCGTTACTCTGCCTGACGGTCTGCTGGCCGTCGAAGCCCAGATTACGGACCGCGCAGTCGTTGCCAGTGATCCGCAGCAGGTCGTTGTTGACGTTCAGCCCCTGCACCAGGCGCGCCTTGCGGTTGCCCGTGCCGCGGATGTTGACGTTCGACGGCTGGGTCAGCGGGCCGTTGCAGTTGTAGATACCGGGGATGAGCACCTCGCCGCCGCCAGCCGCCGAGCAGGCATTGATGGCTGCCTGGATCGTGGCGGTGTCGTCGGCGGTCCCCAGTGGGCCGTACGCGCGGACGTTGAACACCTGCCCACCCTTGTCGACCACCGACATGCCGCCCAGCAGTGAGGCCTGGACCGCATTGGTTGCGTCGGCGAGCTGGTTGTGCAGGTTCGGATGGGTGTCCTGTTCGAGCGTCCCATTCGCAACGTTATTGATGATGTGGTCGGGCCCGCCGGGGAAATTGCTGGGCATCGCTAGGCGTTGCCGGAGATGGCCACGTTCGCCATCAAGCGCGCGTGGCCGGTGCTCGAGATCGAGGCGATCTGGATGGTGATGCGGTCGCCGGGACGGACGCCGGACGAGCCTGGATCAGGCAGCGAGTTCGCGAACTCACCGGTGGACGTGGCCGCCAGCGTGGGCTTGCCAGCCGTGTTGACGGCCCAGATCGACGTGCCGTTGAGCAGCACGTCACCGACGGTATTGCCGCCGCCAGTGCCAGCCGTCACGGCCAAAAACTTGATACCGGTAATCCTTCCGAAGGACACGCACACGCATTCGGTCAGCACCAGGGCCGCGCTGACGGCGGCACTCGAGTAGCCCTGAAAACTGTCGGCGACATTTTTGGCCTGGATTCGGGTACCGGGCATCGGGGGTAAAGCCTCCTGCTCTGTCGTTCAGCGGCGCCGGGCTACCGGGCCTGGCACGGGTTCGGGTTCGGGCATGGGGTCGGGCGCCGGTTCGCCATTCGGCACTTCGTCACCCTCGTCGTCGGGTTCGGGACCTGGGTCGGGTCGACGCGGACCGGCGTAGCCGAGCGCCTGCAGTGTGGCGGCAACAGCCGCGGCGATGGCGTGGGCATCGGTACCGCCCGAGACCACGCCGGTCTGGCGCAGCCCGCTGACGATGGCCTCACCCAGTTGCTGCTGCTGACGGCGGTCGTTGTGCATCACGTCCTGGTGCTGTTTGAGCGCCGTGACCGTGCCAAAGTCGTCACGCCCGCAGAACTCGCATGCGTCTGGTACCTCGAACTCGAGACCCGCGAGCTGCGGGAACTGCGCCGGCCGCGCAGCCCGCCAGCAGCCCGCTGCCTTGGCCGTCGCTGCGCCCGGCCGGCCAGCATGCACCAGGTGCTCTTTCTGCTGACCGACGTGCCGCTCACAGGTGGGCACCAGCGGCGGATGGAGGTGATACCCCATGCTGGTGACCTGCTCGATGCTCAGCTCGTGCGCGCCACCCGCCTGGAACAGCGGCTCGAACGGGTGATCCATGTAATACGCGCTCGAGCCAAACTGGCCGTAGTCGCTCAGCACTTGCCAGCCGCGTTTGATCTTTTTCATCAACTCCATATCGGAGGCATCGCACGCGATGACTTCACCGCCGGGCATACGGCAATAGACCAGCCCCTGGTCGGCGATGACGGCATTGGGCGATTCGGTAGTCAGTGCTTCAGCCATGTCGGCTCAGGCTCTCCTTTTTCTGGCGCGACGTATTCGGTTGCAACGCGGTCGCGCGCAAAGACTGCGGCATATTCCCAGTCGACCTCGTCGGTCATCAGGTGGGGCGCTTTGGGGCCGAAGGTGGGCAGCGTCGAGACGCGCCAGAGCGCGTCGTCGGCGAGTGCCGGTGGTGACGGCTGACCGGGTTTTCTTCTGGCTCTGGGAGGGCGCTTGGGAAAGCCTTTGACCGGCACCACCGGCAGGGGACCGCGCGGCGGCTGATCGCTCAGGCGCACAAACGTCCACCCCTGCTGTGCCAGGCGCGGGATCATGCGCTCGAGCGCCCAGCTCCGTTTTTTTTCGAGCTCGTCTTCGGTCCAGCGAGCGGGCACGCGCACGTGAAACCGCACGACATACGCGCGCTGTTCAGTTTCGGGCCGAATGAGAAAATGCACGCTAGGTAAAGACGACGTTGAACGAGCCGGCCGAGCCGGGCACGCACCACATGCCCGTCCTGGCCGGCACGTCGATCACGAACTCGGTGCCGACCGTGGGCGCGCCGGGCGAGACCCAGACGATGGTGCCCGAGGCCGCGCTGGGGTTGTCGTAGATGGTGATCGAGCCCGTCACCGTCGCGGTGACGACGACCTTCGCGAGACGGCCGCCGCGTGCTTTGACAACCCCGGCGGTGGTGGTGAAGGGGACGTAGTCGGCGCCGGTGTAGACGTTCTGGGACACGCTACTTCACGCAGAGCAGTTTGACCGTCCAGTCGCTCGAGTTGCTCGTGGCGGCCGCGGCCTCGTCGGCTTCCAGTCGTTCGAACATGCCGTAGATACAGTCCATGGAGACCACCCACGCCAGTTCTAGCGGGTCGTACCAGGTATGCGTTGTCGGCTGCCGTTGGATCGCCTTGAAGTAATGCGTCTTGGACCAGAACGCGCCGGTCGCATTCGGCGCGGTGCCCGCGAGCAATTGGCTCTCATAGACATCGGCGCCGTACATCTTGCCGACGCGCGCCTCTTCGACGGCCGTACCGGCCTCGTCCTGGCCGATGTACAGCATGTTGGTGAATTTCTCTAACTTGAGAAAGCCGCTGTACGTGGCTGGCGGGACGACGATGAACCACGGGCGTGGCGCGGCCTGGTTTCGGAGTAGCGTGCGGCCCTGGATGAGGTTGTCGTCGGTGAGCTCAGCGCCGGTGGTGCCGCTCGAGTTGCTCGCCGCCGAGAACAGGCTGGCGGCATCCACGTCCATCTGGCGCGCGAGCGCGTAGGCGCCGGCGATGGTGGTCTCAGAGCGGATGTCGTAGCGCGATTGGATCTCGGCGATGTCCTCAATCCGTTGCGCAATCGCTCGGTGACCATTGCTCATCGGCAGCACGAACTGCTGCTGAGTCTCGGTGATGGTCTGCGGCGTGAGTGGCGTACCCGCCGCCTTGGCGTTGGCGGTCAGGTTGTGCCGGCTCGGCAAGTTGATGGTATTGGCGTGTTGATCGACGAGCGATGACTTGTCATCAAAAAGTGCCGCGATCACGATGTCGAACTGGATCGCGCGGTTCAACTCCGGCGACCAGACCTGATCGATGAAGACGGCGGCGGTCGTAATTGTGACTTCGCCAGCCAAGGTATTGAACCCTCCGCGGAGGGCTTGTTCAGCCCACTTAAGTTAGCTAGCGGCCATTGCGCGCGGCTTCGGTGGCCATCTCGGCGGTGATCGCGTCGATCTGCGCGCTCGAGAGTTTGGCCGCCTCTTTCGGCGACATGGCCAGGTACTGTTCGATCGAGAGGCCGCCCAGTTGGTTGCCCGAGCCATTGCGCGGCTCGGGCGTGGCCTTGCTGCCAACCAGACGCCCGCGCAATCCTTCGACTTCGGCCTCGAGCCGCGCGACCTGATCATCGCGTGCTTTTTTCCCCAGATCGAAGGCGCGTTTGGCGAGCTCGGCCGCCGACGGCGCCGTGTGCAGGCTCTGATAGCCGGTCTCGTCGATGCCGTCGAGTTGTCCGAGCGTTCGGAAATCGGCGGCCATCTCGGAGAGCACCTGCTGCCGCGTGGTCTGCATGAGCGCAGCGGCCTGGCGGTTGCCCGAATACATCTGCAGGATGCCCTGGCGGGCGCGGTCCTGCGTCGCGTAGTCGGGTGAGGCCAGTTCGTTGAACAGTTGCTCGACGCGCTCGGTGGCTTCGCGCTGGGTTTGCTGGATCTGGTTGGCCTGGGCTTGTTGCGCCTGTTCGCGTTCGAGGGCGGCGCGGCCCTCGGTCAGTCCACGCTGGTACGCATCCTCGGCCGCTCGTCGTCGGGCTCCCCGGCTCTCACCGTCTGGTGGTGGCTCGGGTCCAGCGATCTCGGGTGCTTCGGATACGGTCGCTGATTCAGGTTCCGGTGCCTGGGCGAGCGGTGCGGGCGTGGGCTCCGGTGCAGCTGGTCGCAGGCTCTCGGGATAGATATCCGTGTGTGGCCCGAGCGCGATTTCGACCTGGCCCTGCGCCGGAGCGTTGCCTTCCGGGCTCGCTTCAGCAGGTGCGCCTGTTTCAGTCGGCGGCGTCTCTGACATGTGCTAGACAGCGCAACTGTACTTCACTTCGATTTCATCTTCAGTGCCACTACTTCCGCGCGCGCCGGCGTATACCACCTGCACAATGCCAATCGGTCCTTGCTTGTGCGGCGCGCCAGCAGACTTGCCACACGAGCATCTTTGCTACATCAATCCACTGGGTTGGCTCTATTACCTGCTACGGCTCAGGGGCCCTGCGTGGCGCTGGCCGCGGCGGCGTTCGCGGCCATCAACTGCTGCAGGTTGCTAGAGCCACTACCCTGCAAGGCTTGCATCAGCGTCTGGCGGTACGTCTGGCTGCGCGCGAGCTCGGCCTGTAGCAGCGCCTGGTTTCCCAGCACGTCGGGCCCATAGCCGAGAACCGGCGCGAGGGCACCGGTGAATTGCATACGCGATGGACCCTGACCCACGGCGACGATATCTCTCAGCACCAGGCGCCCGGCCGCGGCTTGCGCCTGCTGGTCAATGTTGCTGAGGGCGCGCTGCTGCGCGAGCTGGCCCATCTGTTGCCACTGGGGTGAAGCCACCAGCCCGCCGGCGTACTGCTGGATGATCTGCCCGCGGTACTGCTCGAAAGCGCGCTGTTCCTGCGGATTGAGACGGATCTCGCCACGTCCGTACGGCACCGTATCGGGCGTGGCCGCCGGCGCAACACCCGCGGATTGCATCGCCTGAAGCACCGCTGTCGGCTGACCGGCCGCGCTACGCACCGGCGAGAGCTCGCCGAGGCCCTGCAGTGGATTCTGCAGTGGGCGCCCGAGCACGTCCTGTGCGACCGGCAGTCCCTGACGCAGGCCGGGGATGTTCTCAGCAACGCGCTCAGCGATGCTCTGCTGAAGCAAGTCGGGCGTGATCGGGCGCACGACTTGACGCTGGTAGGGATCGGTCATCTGGGCGATCGAGCGCACCTCGCCGGAGAAGGGCACCAGGCCACCCAGCACGCTCGAGCCGACCGCAGACGCGGTGCCCATAGCCTTGCCCGCCACGCTGCCAGTCTGCAGGGCATCGTAGAGATTGGCGAACGTGCGCATCGGCGTCGCCGACATCAGTTGCTGGCCGACTTCCGAGATGAGCTGCGAGGCAGCCGCCATACGTGGATCTTCGACCCCGTAGGCGGCTGGACCAGTCGCCGCCTGTTTGGCGCTCGAGGCGTTGTACGCCTGCACGGCGTCGGCATACGCGCCGGCCGTCATCAGTGGCCCTCGCAGCGCGGGCGGCAGATGCTCCCAACTGTGAAACGCCCCGTCGGGGCCGAGGAAACTGTTGGGCTGGTTGCCATTGGCAAGCCAGACCTGGTGCTCGCCAGGGTCGGTCGGCCCGGCACCGGTAATCGTGCCGCCGAGTGCCTTGTTGGCCAGCCACATGCCGAGCGCGGTGCCGAGCAGGTTGTTGGTCAAGCGCTCGCTGAGCGGACCGACGGCGCTGCTCGCGGGCGTGCTGCCCAGGCCGGTCGCGTAGGGACCGCGGCCGACAACCGCTTTGCCAATATCCGCGACCGTGCCGGCCAGACCCACTGGCGTGAACTCCACCATGCGGTTGGCCATCGCCATGCCCATGCGATAGACCGGGAACAGCGCATCACCGACCGGGCCCATGTTGCCCACGAGACGTCCGAGCGCGCCGGTCAGTTGGCCCAGGTCACCGCGCAACGCCGCACGGTCACCCATTGCTTTCACGGTCGCGCTGACCGGTTGAGAAAACTGGTTCTGGAATTCCTGAAACCACTGGGCGCCATTGGCACCAGTCGCCGAGGCGTTGGCACCCGACTCGGCACCGTGCTCCATGCTCTGGATCAGCTCAGACGTGGCGTTCTGGAAGGCGCCGTGAATGGCGCCCATGCCCTCGACCACGCGACCGGCCCAGGTCGCCGCGCCCGGATTGGCGCGCGCGGTGATCGTGTTTGGCCCGTTGAGCGA